GTATTGTTTCCAAGATCAACATCTTCTATATTAAGATTTATAAGTTCCTGTCTCCTAATGCCAGTCGAAGCATATAAATTAAAGATAGCCCTATCCCTTAAGCCATTTCCATCACTATAATCCATAATAACTGATAGGAATTTGTTCAACTCTTCTTCCTTCATTACCTTTGGTAGTTTCTTTTCTTTTTTAGGAGCAGTTATTCGGTCCATGAAATTTACATCCATATACTCGTTTATTACAAGGAACTTGGCAAAACTTCTNANACTATTTATCTTCCTATTGATAGTAGTGGAACTATAGTCTTTGACTTTCTTCATGTAATTTACATAATTTCTTAGATTTTGTGTTGTAAGCATATCCAAAGACTTAGGCATCCTCTTTGATACTAAATATTCAGTGAGTACATTATAATCTCTTCTATAACTATCAATTGTAAGAGAAGAGGCATTCTTTTCAGATAACATATAATCTAAAAATTCATCATATAAAACATCAAGGTTTTTCATTTTATCACTCCTTACTTCTGTACTTGTTTGGATAGTACATAACTGTGGTACTGTACACTTTTATGGAAATGAGATAAAATAAAAACTATGGAGGTGTTGAAATATCAACGTTTCCATAGTAAATAAACCTTTCACTAAAGGTGAAGTTAGAACACGGCTTCAATATACATGGTGTTGTTTTTGATGAACTTCATACTCAGCCAAATAGGAAACTATTTGATGTTATGACAAAAGGGTCTGGTGATGCGAGAACCCAACCGCTATATTTTCTTATCACCACTGCAGGGACGGATACCCAGAGTATCTGCTATGAAACACACCAAAAAGCGGTTGATATTATTGAGGGCAGAAAATACGATCCTACTTTTTATCCCGTAATCTACGGTGCCAAAGAAGAGGATGATTGGACTGATCCCAAAGTATGGAAGAAAGCAAATCCAAGCTTAGGAATTACAGTAAGTATCGATAAAGTTAGAGCCGCTTGTGAAAGTGCAAAGCAGAACCCTGCTGAGGAAAATAGCTTTCGACAGCTGCGTCTGAACCAGTGGGTTAAGCAATCTGTCCGTTGGATGCCAATGGCAAAGTGGGATGCCTGTGCGTTTCCAGTAAAACCAGAGAGCCTTGAAGGTAGAGTATGCTATGGAGGACTTGATTTATCCTCCACCACTGACATTACAGCCTTCGTGCTGGTGTTCCCACCGGAAGATGAAACAGATAAATATACCGTTCTCCCGTATTTTTGGATGCCGGAGGATAATATTGACCTCCGAGTTCGACGAGACCACGTGCAATACGACCTTTGGGAGAAGCAAGGCTATATTTTAACCACCGAGGGAAATGTAGTCCATTATGGATACATTGAAAAATTCATTGAAGAACTGGGGGAAAAGTACAACATTCGAGAGATTGCTTTTGATCGTTGGGGCGCTGTTCAGATGGTGCAGAACCTTGAAGGGTTAGGTTTTACTGTAGTTCCTTTCGGTCAAGGTTTTAAAGATATGTCACCACCTACAAAGGAACTTATGAAACTGACATTAGAAGAAAGAATAGCACACGGCGGGCATCCAGTACTACGGTGGATGATGGATAACATCTATATAAAAACAGATCCGGCTGGAAATATAAAACCGGACAAGGAAAAAAGTACAGAAAAAATAGATGGAGCAGTGGCAACTATTATGGCACTCGACCGCGCCATCCGCTGTGGACCAGGTAATAGTGGAGACTCGGTGTATGACGAGAGAGGTTTAATAATTCTATAAATTTCAATGATTGTTTGTGGTGTAATTCTTTCAATTTGGAGGTGAGGCCTATGAATTTATTAAAAGGACTGTTTCGTTCAAGGGACAAACCGCAAAACCGTGTGGGTAGCGCATTTTCCTTCCTGTTTGGCGGTACATCATCTGGCAAAACAGTAAATGAGCGTACTGCAATGCAAGCAACAGCGGTGTATGCCTGCGTAAGAATACTAGCTGAAGCTATTGCTGGACTGCCACTACATGTATATAGATATCGTTCTGATGGAGGTAAAGAAAAGATTCCTTTCCACCCTTTGTATTACCTTCTTCATGATGAACCAAATCCAGAGATGACTTCATTTGTGTTTCGAGAAACACTGATGAGTCATCTTTTACTTTGGGGCAATGCTTATGCACAGATAGTTCGAAATGGTCGTGGCCAGGCAATTGCGCTTTATCCCCTACTTCCTAACAAGATGGAAGTAAGTCGAGCATCAAATGGTGAACTGGTTTATACCTACTACCGGGATACAGACGAAAGTGGCCTGAATCCAAAGGGAGGCTATGTCACACTTCGCAAAGATGATGTACTTCACATACCAGGCTTAGGCTTTGATGGACTCATTGGCTATAGCCCTATTGCTATGGCAAAAAATGCAATCGGTATGTCACTTGCTACCGAAGAATACGGTGCGGCATTCTTTGCTAATGGAGCCAATCCCGGCGGTGTGCTGGAGCACCCGGGAGTAATTAAAGACATACAGAGAGTCAAGGATAGCTGGAATAGTGCTTACCAAGGCACAGCTAAGGCACATAAAATCGCTGTATTGGAAGAGGGCATGAAGTTTCAAGCCATCGGTATACCTCCAGAACAGGCTCAGTTTTTAGAAACACGGAAATTTCAAATCAATGAGATTGCAAGGATTTTCCGTGTGCCTCCCCATATGGTGGGAGATCTTGAGAAATCTAGCTTCTCTAATATCGAGCAGCAGTCTTTGGAGTTTGTAAAATACACTCTCGATCCGTGGGTGGTGAGATGGGAGCAAAGTCTCCAGCAATCGCTTATTTTGCCTTCTGAGAAAACATCAGTATTCATCAAGTTCAATTTAGATGGTCTGCTTCGCGGCGATTATCAAAGCCGAATGAATGGCTATGCTATTGGGCGACAAAATGGCTGGATGTCAGCTAATGATATCCGTGAATTGGAGGACATGAACCGTATCCCAGCTGAGGAAGGTGGCGATTTATATCTGGTTAACGGAAATATGACGAAATTGGCTGACGCAGGAGCGTTTGCCAAAACCGAAGGAGGTCAGTAAATGAAGAAGTTCTGGAATTGGGTGCGAGATTCTGATGAAGGGCGCACTCTCTATTTAAATGGAGTGATATCCGAAGAAACGTGGTGGGGTGATGAGGTCACACCTAAGATGTTCAAAGATGAACTGCTGGCTGGCACCGGTGATATTACAGTGTGGATTAACTCTCCTGGCGGGGATGTGTTTGCAGCAGCTCAGATTTACAACATGCTTATGGACTATACAGGAAAGGTCACTGTAAAAATTGACGGGCTTGCGGCAAGTGCAGCTTCCGTTATTGCAATGGCGGGTGGAGATGTATATATGTCGCCGGTATCCATGATCATGATTCATAACCCTTCGACCATTGCCATCGGTGACAGCGAGGAAATGCTGCGAGCAAAGGCTCTATTAGATGAAGTTAAGGAAAGTATTATTAATGCCTATGAGTTAAAGACTGGTCTTTCCCGAACAAAGCTTTCTCATCTGATGGATGCAGAATCATGGATGAATGCAAATAAAGCCATCGAACTTGGTTTTGCAGATAAGATCATGTTTATGGAAAATGAAACACCGGATTTGGCAGATAGCCTTATCTTTAGCAGGATGGCGGTTACTAACTCACTTATTAGCAAACTACCCAAAAAACAAAAACAAAAGACAGGTACACCTATAGAGTCGCTGGATAAGCGGCTTTCTTTAATTTCTCACTAATTTAAAGGAGGAAATAACAATGAGTAAAATTCTTGAATTGCGCGAGAAACGCGCTAAGGTTTGGGATGCGGCGAAGGCATTCCTTGATTCAAAACGTGGCGGTGATGGATTGTTATCCGCAGAGGACACACAAACCTATGAAAAGATGGAAGCTGAAGTTGTTGCACTTGGTAAGGAAATAGAACGTTTGGAACGTCAGGCGTTATTGACTTAGAACTTTCCAAAGCCACTAGTAGCCCTATTACAAACACACCGTCCAAACATGCTGAAGATAAGACAGGACGTGCGTCTGCAGAGTACAAGAAAGCATTCTGGAATGCTATGCGTACTCGTGCAGGGGAAGGCCTTGATGTAAACGTAAGAAATGCCCTTCAAATCGGTACAGACTCCGAGGGTGGTTATCTTGTGCCTGACGAGTTTGAACGTACCTTAGTAGAGGCTCTTGAGGAAGAGAACATTTTCCGTTCACTGGCCAATGTTATCAATACATCTTCTGGTGATAGGAAAATTCCTGTTGTAGCTACAAAAGGTACTGCTTCCTGGGTGGATGAAGAAGGCACTATCCCAGATAGCGATGATAGCTTCGGACAGGTTTCTATAGGAGCTTACAAACTCGCTACCATGATCAAAGTTTCCGAGGAGCTTCTTAACGATTCTGTGTTCAATCTTGAAGCCTACATCTCTAAGGAGTTTGCAAGACGTATCGGTAACAAAGAGGAAGAAGCGTTCTTTACCGGTGATGGATCTGGAAAACCGACAGGTATACTTGCTTCTACAGGTGGTGCCCAAATTGGTGTGACTACTGCAGGTGCTACGGCAATTACTATGGACGAGGTACTTGATCTGTTCTATTCACTAAAGGCACCTTACCGTAATAAGGCTGTATTCGTTATGAACGACGCCACTGTAAAAGCAATCCGTAAACTAAAGGATGGTCAAGGACAGTACCTATGGCAACCTTCCTTACAGGCAGGTACACCGGATACTATCCTCAATCGACCATTGTATACTTCTGCATATATGCCAACTATTGCTGCAGCTGCNAAGAGTATCGCATTTGGTGATTTTAGTTATTACTGGGTAGCTGATCGTCAGGGTCGTGTATTTAAGAGACTTAATGAACTTTATGCTGTTACTGGCCAAGTAGGCTTTGTTGCTACTCAGCGTGTGGACGGCAAACTGATTCTGCCGGAGGCCATCAAGGTTCTCCAGCAAAAAGCGTAACGGAGGTGCGACATGGGTTACAACACAAAGAACTACACCGAACAAGGCGGTGAAAAAACCGTTATCGGCGGAACGTTGGAAATAAAGGAAGGAGCCTCGGTAACGGGGCTCTCCGCCAACCCGCTTCTCGTGGCAACTGAGGAAACTCTCGGCGGAGTAAAAGCCGCTGCCACCGGTGAGGACGATACCGTCGAAGTTAAAATCGGTGAAGACGGTAAGCTGTATGTGCAAGCACTTACTGCGGCAACATCTGAAGCATTAGGCGGTGTAATGGCCGAAGTTGCTGATGAAGGTGATACCGTCGAAGTTAAAATAGGTGAAGACAGCAAGCTATATGCCCCGGCATATCCTGCCGATGCTACAGATTCAGTCTCTGGGCTTGTGAAAATGGCTGCGAATCAAGCTGACAGCATTGCTGAGGATACAGCCGCACTTGTCACGGATTTCAATGCCCTACTCACAAAGCTAAAGGCAGCCGGACTAATGGCAGCAGACGAAGAATGACCGGAAGGAGGCGGACGGCATGACAACCGATAATCTTCTCCCCAAAGTAAAAGCGAACCTAATCCTGGCGCATGACGCGGACGATGGACTTCTGCTCCATTACATCAAAGCTGCCGTCTCCTACGCGGAGAGTTACCAGCATGTCACTGAGGGCTATTACACCGAAAACACTATGCCGCCCACCACCGAGCAGGCGGTTATTATGCTGTCATCCCACTTCTATGAAAGCCGGGATGGCAGCACCGGTGGCTTCTTCGCAGATAATGTGCAGGCTGGCCAGCAGGTTTGGAACACGGTTAATTTGCTATTGAGGATTGATCGGGATTGGAAGGTGTGAGCATGAGCTTTGGGAAGATGAATTCTTTTATACAGCTTAAAATTGAGGACGAGGTTGAAGACGAGGATGGCTACTCAACGATTGAGGAAGTGACGATAGCTTCTGTGAGAGCCTATCGGGAGGAGCGGCATGCCAGTAAATACTGGGCAAATCGTGCTTTGTACACAGAGGCGACAAATCTATTTTGCTTTCGCCGTATCCCGGGCGTGACGGTTACAACGGCCACCTTGCTTTTTTGTGGAAACAGGCGTTTTGAAATCATGTCTGTGGAGGACGTGAAAGGCAGGGGGATGTACATCGAAGTCCTTGCCAGAGAGAAAAAGATCGGCCCCTAAGGAATATGGAGGTTTTGCAATGAAAGATATTTGGAATGCATCCCAGCTTGCCATCACCGCCATAGGCGGCTGGTTAGGTTGGGTTCTGGGTGGCTGGGATGGCTTTTTATATGCCCTAGTCACCTTTGTGCTTACGGATTACCTGACGGGGCTGATGGCGGCAGCTGTGGAGAAAAAGCTATCCAGCGAGATTGGCTTTAAGGGCATCTTCAGGAAGGTGCTCATTTTTATGCTCGTCGGAATAGGACACATTCTCGATGCAAGGGTCATAGGGGATGGCAGCGTGCTTCGAACTGCTGTCATCTTCTTTTACATCTCCAACGAGGGTATCAGCATTATTGAGAACGCAGGTAGGATTGGACTTCCCAT